GCCTTAAACAAATTGAAGGCAAGGTTCTTTAAATCCTCAGTAAAGATTGGGCTATTGCTATGCGCATCGACCTTGACCACAAAATCCCGTGTGAACTGATCGGCAATGAACGGTTTGCCTTCGGTGTCGGTGTAATGGGTAGGATCGTAAAACTGCATGAGCTTGAGGTACATGGTTGCTACCTTTTCTAAGGCATCCTCCACAATCAAGGCACGCTTCTTAGCCCTAGAGCTACCAAGACGAGCTAGTTGGCTAGCATGACCTTGGCTTCGCACCCCAGATTCGCCACGACCTGAAAGAACATTAGAAATTCCTGACACTTCAGAGAACATTGCATCAATTTCACGCAACATTTCAAACAAATCGTTGGGCAAATTGGGTGCTAAACGATCCACTTTGGCGTTAGGCATATCGCTAGCAAGCAGTCCACCCGCACGATTGAGCGCAAAATTCTTCTCATCCAAGATACCCGTAAAGCCAGTAAGGGCTGTAGGAGGGCTAACTTGCTTACTGAGCAAGTCCAAAATCTCGGTCATGCGGTTATTTCGTAACGATTGCAACAGAATTAGCTTCTGGCACTCGGATTCACCCCAGTAATAGTCGTATAAGGGGTTCGGGCAAAGCTGGATAAATGGGCATTCGCCCTTCATAAACAGCGATTCGCCAGGGCGATCATAGATAATAACATTGGGTTGGGCAATAGTGACGACTTGATAATCCTTAATATCGTCATTCCAGATCCACAATTCGTGCATTTCTACGGTTTCTTCAGCCAATCGAGCCTGATAGCGCATCTCGCCATACAAGTCCATGTTGACATTACCGTAGATTGTGGGGTTGGTTTGGCTAGTAACGATACGGTTTACGGCATCTGGGATGTCGCTATCCTCTGGACCTGACCCCGTAGTGACCCGTTTGACTAGCTCATCACGCTTTGGATGGGAATACAGACGGGCATAGAGGTCCGATTTAGTAATGTAGTATGTCTGAACGATGGCTTCTTGCCTGTCTGTATAGGGTACATCCTCCCGTAACACGCCTACCGATGACGGTTCGATCATGTATGGGTGGATTCCGTTGTTTACCACTAGCTTTACGAAGGTCGTGTTGTACACCAATGACCAGTTCAGGGCTGCTGAGAACACCTGATCGGCATTGGAATTCATCCATTCGTCATTTAAAGCCTGGGTAAGTGCGGGAGTTTTGCGGTGTTCAATGTTATTGACTGAAGCACCGAGCTGAATTGAAAAGCGTGTGGTATCTGCGGAATACAAAAACGAAGAAAGCTGGTCAAGGTGCGGGTTAATCTTGTTAAAGTAGGCTGGCGGTTCTTCAGGACCAGCGCCAAACAAGTAGTAAGCCCGCAGAGTATGGTAATCAGCCCGTCTTTCCTCTTTAGAAACTAAACACTTTTGCAAGATTTCTAAGTAAAAATCTTCTCTTTCTTGAGCATTTGATGGGATTCTCATGTTTTAATCTTTAGATTATCAGGATCTCGCAAGGTTGATTTCGGATCTACTCTAGGTCCTGAGTTTATACCAGCCTGAGATGGTGTCAAGCCTACTGCTTCATCTCGCACGGGTTGAACTCCACGACCAGCCAATAGAGCTTGCATATTTAGCCCTTGGAAGCCGCCACCCCAGATCGCTGCATCACCAGGGCGGGCTTCTTTTGGCGCTTGCGGGATCGGTTGAGGTTGGATCTTGTCTTTGTTGACCCCTCTTTTACGGGTTGCGTACTTTTCGGCTTCTGCGTAGTCTTTTTCTTTGAACTTGTTTTTACGGGTAAGGTATCCGCTTTGGTTTTCGCCTTCTCTAGTGGTTTTGATGTCTGACATATCGAATTCCATTGCGAGTTGCTTGGTGGATCTGTCCGTAAACCGAGTTTTTGACGAAAGCATTGCTGGAGCTTGTAAAAAAACGATAAAAACTTCATCTTGGCATCCTTTCATTGGACATTGTGCCTTGGTGCTTTCAAAGTACCCATGCGTTGGGCATTTGTAATCATGTTTAACTGCCATATCTATCCCCTTCCTAACTGTTCATCTAATGTACTACCTGAATAATCATACTTATTACTAATACCTAATTTAATCTTAATCTCTCCGTTAACCACTTGCAATCCCGTAGTCCGTTTAAAGACTGGCTTGCTTTCTTTGCGGTACTGCACAAATTTGCTGGTATCTCGGTTTTGCATAATGGCGACTTCGCCATCTTTCCATTCGTGGTACGCCTTAGACACCCGTCTTTGTACATATTCGGTCAATGGTTCAGATTCTTTTAAAAAGACATCCCGTAATTGGGTGACTGATACCCCGCATAGATCAGAAAAAAGAGGAATGCTAATTCCTCGGTTTTGATCGACTAAAAATCTGCGCATGATGCGCTTGAGTTCAGCCTTAGAAAGCGTGGGGTTCATTGTCCATATACTCCAATGCGTTTGAGATAGTCTGACACATTGCGCCCGACTGTCAATTGCTCTGGGGTAAAGTCGTCTTGCACCCGTGATACCTGACGGCTAATCTTTTGGGCAATCAGTCTAGGCTGGACTTGCTCTGCATACGCAGCACACGCTAGGGCTGAAGCAATCACACGGTCATCCTTGTTGCGCCCAGAAGCCATAATCGAGCCACCGTCACGCACCATGGTTTTCATTTCTTCAATGGTGTCCATGTCGTAAATATCCATCATGCCACGCTCAAAATAGTCCTTCATGTAGGTGAGCATTCTTTCCTTAGTCGCTGCGGTCGTAAGCCAACCGATGCTATTGGAGATGCCACCCAAAGTGTCGTTTCTGCGCCAAATGTAGTTTTGCATATTGGCGTACACATCCATCAGGTCTTTTCCTAGAGCGCTACCCATGTTGGCAGCTTGGCGCTTGAGATTCTTAAGTTCGTTAATGACGGCTTGACCTGGACCATTGACCTCTAGGTTTAGTGTCGAATTCTTGTACGCACCAGCCAAGTGCGCAATGATCCATGCAAATTGGTAAGTGTTGAGTTCTGAAGTCGCAAACGAAGCCACTTGTTCAAGCCCATCAGCATAGACACGATAGACTTGGATACAGAAACGATCAGCCCAATCAGAACTACCGTAAGCGGGATCAGCGCCAATAACATAATAAGCAGTATCAACAGGCTGTTCCCAAACCTTGAGTGTAGCCAGTCTTTCTGTGGATTTAAGGACTTCAGTATCTTGAAAGTTGACTCCAAAGCTATATCGAAAATACTCACAATCCATTCGCTTGATCTTTTTGACAGCATCCGTACACCTCGCATTAGAGAAGAAAGAAGTTCCAGTCATCACAAAGGCATAGTCCTCAGTCGGAGGAAACTCCTGATACATCAAGCTATCGTCTTTAATACCTTCGTAGAGTTTCCAACGCCACCAGGCTATTTGCCTTGAATTGATTTCAAAGTTGTACAGTTTCTTAATATCCCGTACCCATTCTTTTTCCTCGCCCGTGAGCTTGCCATCCCAATAAACCTTGTAGGTTTGTGAGTTGGGATCGAGCATATACAGTTCATTGCGCCACCATCCGCAGAAAATAGCCCGTTGGGTTCTTGCCCGTTTAGCGGTGACATACATATCGTGGAACATATTGAAACCACGGGCGGTCGATTCAAACAAATACAGTCGATCTGGATTGGTTTCGGCTAGAGAAGCCAAGAGTGATGCTAGTCCTTCTTCGTCACCCCAAGAACTTGTTTCCGTACCGTGTAGGTATGTGATAGCTTTTCCACGACCAAGTGAACCTTTTGCTCTAAGTCCAGCGACTTGATAAAACAAACGGCTGCGGTTCTTGAGGGAAAGCTGATTCCGATTGTGGGCAAGAAGCGGGATTCGATACTCTTTGGGTAAACCTTCCATATACATGGCAAGGGTGCTTCTGAACATATCTCGGTTTTCTTCGGTGTCTGTGGTGAGCGTTCCTTGCAGCCCTGGATGGGTGAAGTGCCAGTAGAGATCAAGTGCGAGTGATATTGTAGTGATTCCAAGTTGCCTTCCTTTCAGGATTACAAAGAAATGCACATCGTCTTGTAAGCCTTTTGAGATTTCATCCATTACATAGGTTTGCGTACCAAGCAAATTACCCATGCGCTTTAAGCCTTGCTCCTTGGTTTCAATCTGTAACTGGGAGCAAAACTGGTAAAAGAGTTGTTTGTTAAAACCCGTCATGTAATGATCCAAGGTAATTTGTTGTCAAACTTCTTGAGCATCCAGGCGTTGCCTTGCTCAAAAAATTCTTTTTGTACTCCACACCCGCCACCAAGACTAAAGTTAAAAGTATGCTTATTGGTGCTAGCAAAGTTTGGGAATAGTTGTTTGGCTGCGTTGTAAAAATACCGATCTACGGCTAGGTCTTTGTTATTGAGCAATATGGCAATCTGGCGTAACTTCTCCGTTTTCATCCCCCACATACACCAGTCCACAAAATGATGACCTTCAATATTCCAGGAGTGGTGGTTCTCGCCCAAGGCTTCGCAGTTATCGTCAAATAAAAACTTGCCGTCTTTGTCATACACCTTGCGTAAGCTATGCGCCCAGTCGTAGCCTTCCTCAATCTTTTTCATAATGGACTTGACATGATGCTCGTTATACCAATCATCGTCATTGCAGAAGAAGGTCACATCCTCTAGGATGAGCTGTGGCGCAGCAGCCAACCAGCGCTGACCCAACCAACCGTTACCACCAATGGGATTACCCCAATACGACCAACGGGCGTTAAATTCCGAGTAATCCTTGGTCATATCGTAAAACTGGGCTATGCCATGGTCATCCTCGCCATCGCACAACACATAATGCGTGCATGGGTACGATTGATTGGCAACGCTTATTAAGCAGCGCTCTAGTTCTTTACGACCTTTGGTAACGGTAATGACGGCTGCGGTTTTCAATTGTGTTTCTCCATGCGCTTTTGTTCAAAGTTAGGCAAATCCCAATAAGCGACCTTTAATCGAGCAGAATGGTTGCGTGCCAACATAATCAAAGCGTTGTAAGTCATCTCAGAATACTTGGCTTTCCACTCGGCTGCTAGCGCTATTTTGTCCTTCTTTTTTCGGCACGCTATGGCTCGCATCATCTCGGTTTTGTATATCAGGCGTTCTTCCGTGATTCTCTCAATGTCGCTCTTGGCTGTCATCCTCACCTACCAATTGCCGTAAATGATCTAACTCAGCCTGGGCTTGCATTAAGAGCTTGGAACTTTCGCCATGCACCCGCATCAGTTCATGGAATATTTGCTCCTTATCCATTCTCCAAATGCGCTCCATGTACATCTTTTTGGCTTGGTCGTCTGCCTTCTCAATGTACTGCTCTACGGTCAATGAACCGTTAACCTTATTTAAGCCGTTCTCCATACCCGTACCCCATCCCCTTCTCGTCTAGCGATAAACTTCTTTCCTGATAACTTACCAGCTCGGTAATTGGCGTTGCAGACAATCTGAATCTTTGCGCCTGGCACGATAAAACTTTCCCCAATATCCATCTCTTTATATGGGTACACATTACGCTTTTTCTCAGGGGGAATCGGAATATTCTTTTCGATCTCTATATTCATCTTTACTTCTCCTTTCATAACCATATAATACACAACATGATACAAACATACAATGAATATCATCTAGGTGACCAGCTAATCCACCTAAACTATCTTAGGCGACTGTCTTACCTCTACCCTGACTACATCTTTCGCCATTACTGCCAGGACATCTATATCCCGCAATTGCTTGCAATGGTGGAGGATTTAACGACTATCGAGATTCTCCCACTACGGGAGAGGGCAGATTCCGCTACAAACGCTTGGCTTGGTGTGGATGGTTGGTTTTACCGACACCCCAAACAACGCCATTGGGTGGATCTGCACCTAGACTGGTTTGATACCCTTTCCAAGCGCCTAGGGGTGGAGAACCCAATACGCTCCAAATACGACCTATTCTTCGAATACCCCGCTTTGAGAAAGAAGGTTTATCAGCCTTTTGATGTTCTGATTATTAATTGTCCACCAGGGAGCAACCAGCTTCCCTCTTTCTCCCTAGAGAAGTTCGAAAGCCTAACCAAGAAGCTCTGTGAGGACATGGATGTGATTACGGTCTATCCCACCAAACTATGCCCAAGTACGCTAGAAATGCACATGACGGTGACTGAGATCGGTAACCTAGCGCAGTATTGCCAGTACATCGTAGCGGTGGATACAGGACCTCTGTGGACTACTTACAACCAATGGAACATCGATTCCATCCTCGGTAGAACCATCTACACGACTACCTTCGATACCATCGACCTAACGCCAAATACCGACATACTTCAGAAAATCTGATTTTTCTTTGGGGTGGGGTGGGAATGGGGTGCGCTCTTTCCAAGTTCGAAACCCAATCAAATAGACAAATAGAAAAAAATACGCCACGCAAAAAAACGATCGTGTCCAAATCCCAAATCCGAAATGATTTGTTTATGCGTTTTCCATGCCCTTACCCATGTTTGAAATATCCCCTTTTCGTGATAGGGGAAAGAGTGGCAGCCACCTAAGAATTCGCTCTAACCCCCATTCCTATATATACGCTATTTACTACATTACTAATACATACTATATATATATAGATATATATATCTATAAGCGTATAGAAAATAGACGATAGCTTATATATATCTATATACGATAGATGATAGAAATATATCATTGGCATATATGCTAATCATGTATAATCAAACTGTAGTGCTAATGTTTATAACCTAACTAAACGAGGATCTTATGAAATATCTTGAAATGGGTTTTACCTTACGCCAGGCTGATTTGATCTTGGATTCATTACGCTTAAAGCTGCGTGAAAACAATGATCGAATCAATAATTTAATGCTCACTCAATCAGAGCTGCTAGAGCTGCAATCAAACAATGAAGTAATCCGCAGCACAATGCTATCAATTAAAGATGAAATAGCTAGAGCTGCTTTATACGCTTAATCTACCTAACCTAACGGGAGAATTCAAAATGCAACAATCAATTTATGACAATGTTACAAATCGCATCATTGAAGAATTAGAGCGTGGCGCTGCGCCATGGATCAAACCATGGAATGCTGGCGCTAGTGAGGATCAAAACATCATTTCTAAGCAGCCATACCAGGGTATTAATCGTTTAATCCTGGGAATGAGTGGTTACACAATGCCATTATGGGGATCATTCAAACAATGGCAGCAATTAGGCGGTATGGTTAAAAAGGGTGAAAAGGGTACACAAATTGTTTTCTACTCTCCAATCAAAAAGGAATCAATTAATCCTGAAAATGGGCAGCTAGAAAACAAAAGCTATCATTGTTTAAAGTCTTATTTCGTATTCAATGCTAGCCAGGTAGAGGGGATCGAATTCGTGCAGCCTAAGCCAGCCATTGAGCAATTTAACCCTGTACCAGCGCTTGAGGATCGAATTCTAAAAACGGGCGCTATTATCAAACATGGTTTAAGCCAGGCATTTTATCGCCCTAGTGAGGATTTTATTGGCATGCCTGATAAATCTAGCTTTAAAGGTGAAGCGCATTACTATGCAACAGTTTTGCATGAATTAACCCATTGGAGTGGCGCTAAACATAGACTTGATCGTACTAAGGGCGCTAGATTCGCTGATGCTGCTTATGCTTTTGAAGAATTAGTAGCTGAAATGGGCGCAGCATTCTTATGCCAGGATTACGGGATTAGTGAAGATTTGCGCCATGCTGATTATATTGGTAGCTGGCTTAAATGCTTGAGAGCTGATAACAAGGCGATATTTAACGCTGCAGCATTAGCTCAAAAAGCAGCCAATTACATCAATGAATTAGATTGTATTGCTAACCAGGCAGCAGCCTAGAAAGGGTTAAAAATGAGCTATATATCAGAAAATCAAATAAACCAGGCAATAGAGCTAATCATCAATACCAGGGATTTTTGCGGGGATGAAATGCTAGCAATTATTGATTTTTGCCAGGATGAAAATATTCAAGATTGGCGCAAGGTCTATAGGATCGCCAATTTTAGGGCAAATCATCGCTGGAATGAATACAAAAAACAAGCGGGCGTTAATCCTAAATATTGCTTTTAGTGCTACCTGGTAAGCGCTTAGAAATAGGCGCTTATCGGATTAGCATTGTGCTAGTCATAACCTAATTAACCTAATGGGGGATTTATGAGCAATACACTAACCACAATTCAAGAGGTTTATTTTGATTTATGCGATTTGATCGAAAACAATAACCTAGCAAAAACCAGGATCAAAGGTTTTTATGAATTTGAAAATTTGGATCAATTCATTCAAGAGCAAAAAACAAAAATGGCGCAAATTGAAAAAGCGCTAGATTTTCAGGATAAAGCAGCATGAGCGCCAGGGCAAAATATAGCGCTTACTGTTATTGGGCAGCTAAACAAGGTATCCAGGCGCTTAGTTTTAACGCCTGGCTTTCTACTGTTAAACCAGGGAGATTAGATTAAATGATTACTTATAACGATAGTTTTCTCGATAAGGTGATAGCAATACTATCCTGGATAGCTCTATTATCGTTTTTAATGCTGTTTTAAGCGCTTTTCTCGCTTAGTTTAGGGGTTAGTATATCTAACCCTTTTTTATTGCCTTAAAACCCGTTTAAATCGGTTTTAAAAAAATGCTTATCAAAAACACTTTAGGCAATTGATCCCCGCTAATTGTGGTAAATCGATTGGCTGCGGTTTGCCAAGAACTAAGCTAGTCAAAAGCACCTGATTGTTCCCACGCCTGGGCGCATGAAAACAACCTGATTGGCTGCCATTCTGAAGCTACCTGATGCGCCTGGGTCATTCTGGGAGTCATCCGTCAAGCCCTGGAGATCGTGAACCCCAACAGTACCCCAAGAACCCCATACATAGATGCTTCTATACGATGTATAACCTACGATGTCTAACCTACTACTATGTTCTATTCTACTACTATGTCTATTCTACGAAGTTATATGATAGAAAGAGAATATAGGGATTCTATTCTACGAAGTATCTATTCTACGATGTCTATTAGAACTACTATGTCTATTCTACTACTATATATATATTACTATATATCTATTATATAGAATTCTATGTATGCTTTACGAAAGATACATGATTAAAAAAATAGTTGCATTAGAAAAAGTAATGGTGTAATCTACGCTTGTAGCACCTAATCAGATAACCTAACTATGAGGACAATTCGTATGAAACTATGCACTAGCTGTATGCACCTACGCTCAGGTGATGAATGTTCTGTATTACCCCAAGTCAATCCTGTTAACGGCAAACCGATCTATTCGTTTGCATATACCTATCGTATGAATGAAGAACGATGCGGTATGGATGCCAAGTGGTTTGAAGAAGTAGACCACGAAGCACTTGATGAACTATCCACAATTCCATTCGGGAGATAAACCATGGCACGAACCAAAGGTAGCACCAACACAACCACAACCCTACAAAAGCGTATTACAGCGCTAGAAGGATTAGTAGAGCGCCAAGATGAAGCAGTCGAGCAAGGATTAGATGAGATTGCAGAGCTACGCAAGCAAGTAGATTTCTATCGTAAGCAAGTTAATCATCTAATTGCACTACTCAATATCATTACTAGGGGTGCATGATGGCTAATGCTCAATCAGACTTTGCGCCAGATGTGCGTAATAGTGCCTGGTGGAGTGGTGATTCCCGCATGGCTGCCAATGGTCGTGCGGTGGATGCCATACTCACCAAGCAAGGTAAACGGGAAGCGCCAGACCTATCCAATGTGGAAGCGGTGCAGATGGGTCATATCATGCAACCCGTCATTGGGCGCTTATTCCAAGACAAACACAAGATAGAGTTAAAGGAAGCTGACTATGCTATCACTCACCCCAAACACGATTGGATGCGTTCTCATTTTGATTTCATTAGTGCAGATGGTACTGTGCTTGTTGAAGCTAAAAACTATAACGCTGGAGTTCGCAATAAGTTTGATGCCGATGCTAATCGGATTCCTGATGCTGATCTTGCCCAGCTCATACACGAATCTGCTTGTCATAATATCGATCGTATATTTTTGGCTGTTCTATTTGGTGGAAACGAATTTGTAACATTCGAGTTCAACATCACCGAGGGTATGAAAGATGACCTAGTACAGCGTATGGCTAAGTTATGGGCGTATTGCAAGACCGATAGCCTACCACCCGCAGAAACCATAGAGCAGACCAAGCTCATCTACCCCAATAGCACCGAGGAATCCATTGTTGCAACGCAAAATATTGAGGTAGCAGTAGCCCAACTCAAGCAATACAAAGCCAGCATTAAGGCGCTTGAGGATCAGAGCGAAGCGCTAGAGGTAGCGATCCGTAACGCCATGGGAGATAAGAGCGAGATCGTATCCATCTCAGGGGATACCTTAGTGACATGGAGATCCGCTAAGACATCCAAGCGCTTCTCTAGTGATCTCTTTAAACAAGCCATGCCAGACATTTACGAGCAGTTCGTAATTGAGCAACCTGGTAGCCGTAGATTTTTAGTGAAGTAAAGCCTAATGAAAGGGGATAAGATGAGCAATATTGTCAGCTTTACGGATATGTCGCAGATGGCAGAAGCAATAGCCAAAAGCGGTTTATTCGGAATGAAGGATACCAATAGCGTACTAGCGCTAATGGCAGTAGCACAAGCGGAAGGTATGCATCCCGCCACAGCAGCACGGGATTTTCATATCATCCAAGGCAGACCAGCATTAAAAGCCGATGCGATGCTAGCAAGGTTTCAAAATGCGGGTGGTAAAGTGGACTGGAAGGACTACACAGATGAGAAAGTTACAGGCGTATTTAGTCACCCCAATGGTGGAGAGCTTGCCGTTACATGGACAATTGAACAGGCAACCAAGATCGGTCTTGTCAAACCAGGTTCGGGCTGGCAAAAGTTCCCAAGAGCAATGCTCAGATCCCGATGCATTTCGGAAGGTATACGATCGGTGTTTCCTGGAAGTGTTCAAGGGTTCTATTCCGTTGAAGAAGTAAGCGACTTTGATGCGCCCAAACCCAAGGATATGGGTAGCATAGTAGTCGATCCTGGTACGGGTGAGATTGATCTAAACACGATCAAAGAGGATATTCCCGATTCAACCCCAGACATTCCAAAAGGTAATTTTGGCAACATGGTTCATAAACTGCACCTATATGTTCCAGGTCAGCAAGAGCCATACGCCACATTCTTTAGCCTTGAGGATTGGATTGAAGGATTCCTGGATATTTTTAAGCGTATCCAAGATTCGTCTAAGTATGACGATCGAGAAAAAACCCTGAAGTACAACCAACTGCGTGCTGCCAATGATGCCTTTACTAAGACATGGAGTGGTATGCAGACATCGAAGTTTTTAACCCGCATAGCTGAACTAAGGAGAGATTAAATGGCTAATGGACATATCGCCCAAATGGGCAAAGGCGTATTGTTTGGTAACGCTGATAAGAAGCATGAGAAAGCACCCGATTGGAAAGGTACGATGTTGCTATCTGAGGACTATAAAGCGGGTCAAACTCTCAAGATTGCTGGCTGGACTAAGAACACCCCAAAAGGGCAGCTCATTAGTCTATCCGAGGATAACTGGAAACCACAAAATACCCAGGAATATCCAAGAGAAGTAAACCATGTTAAAGATTCAGATGTACCCTTTTAAGGAGATCACCATGAAAAAAGCAATTGCTATTGTTTTACTGTCGATGATGTCACTTTCCGTATCAGCCCAGGTTAAATGTCAGCCTGATGGTAGAGGTGGAATGTGCTGTTGGGATGTAGGCACACAAGGACCATTTAAGCCTATTGGCTGTTAATGATTGTTCTAGACCTACCCTACCCACCCTCAATCAATAACTACTGGATTGCTAGTGGACACCGCAGATTTATTAGTAAGCGTGGTGTTCTCTTTAGACAATCTGTTATGGAATATGTTATGGACAACGAAGTTCCAAAGCTAGGAGAGCAGTCTTTGAGTGTGCATATTGTGTTAAGACCACGCAGTAAGAAGCTCATGGATATTGATAACTGTGCCAAAGCAATCCTAGATGCTTGCGAACACGCTGCTATTTTTGATTCCGATGTCCAGGTGGAAAAGCTATTGATTGAGCGAGGGCTACCCAAAAAGGGTGGCGGGTGTGTCGTAATGATTGAAGTAATCCCCTTTAGCTCAGAGGAGAATCCGCAAGGATAGTTAGGTAAGGTGCGCCAGCCACCTATCTGAGCTGCTGGCACTAACGGGAGATAACGATGAATGTTCCATATAACACAGGCAAGATTAAGATTGGCAGCAAGTATTCGCCACCACCAGTTAATTACATGGATGAGGATTCCGAACTAATCCAGAGCGCTATGTTGGGTTTGTGGGCTAAAGAGCGCAGATTCCAAGTGAAGTTATGGGTTTACTTCATTCTTTTAATTGCTGGTATTTCACTTCTAATGGCTTCCAAATGAAAGACTTTAACGAGCCAGACGATGACTTCCTGGCAATTGTTTCCAAGGGCTTAATCATCTTTATGATGGTGCTGATTGCCTTCTTGCTTGAATGGCTAGTCAAAAAGATATGATCTATTTCTTATCAAGTTTGGATACTTATGAGATCGCATGGGCAGCAGCAGACCGATGCAAATATAAGAAAGATCAGGGCTTGGTCAACTACAAGCGGGTTGATAAGAAGCGAGATAACTTCGGCACTTGTCGGGAAGGATTGACGGGCGAGTGGGCAGTCAGCAAATACCTAGACATTCCCGTAAATCTTGAAAATTATTTGGGGGGTGACCCAGGATGGGATTTTGAATATAAGGGCTTGAAGGTCGATGTCAAGACAACTAGGGCTAAGTATCTACTGTTCCAATCCCATGCTCATTTCAAAGCCGATGTAGCCATCCTAGTGCGCTATCACCAAGACTTCTTAGTAGAAATACTAGGCGCTATTACACGGGATGAATTTTTTAAGATAGCGCAGATTAAAAACCTAGGCTATCACGACAATTATGTTGCAACGCAAGATCAACTAACACCAATCGAGGAATTTAAAAATGCAAGAGAACACCAAGAAGCCTAAGATTTTTATTGCCACGCCCATGTATGGCGGGATGTGCGCTGGCTTTTATACGCAGTCCATCATTCAACTATTGACTACTTGCCAGGCAAATGGGGTGGATGCAGAGTTTAGCTTTATGTTTAATGAGAGCCTGATTACTAGGGCTAGGAACTCATTGACTAGCACATTCCTAAAGACCGATTGCACCCACTTGATGTTCATTGATTCGGATATTAAGTTTAGGGCAGAGGATGTAATCCACATGATCCGAGCAAACAAGGATGTACTGTGCGGGATCTATCCAAAGAAAGAGATCAACTGGTATTCAGTCAAAGCTGCCATGGATCGTGGTGTGCCATTCGATCAGCTCAAAAGCCATACGGGTAGCTTTGTCGTAAACCTAGTGAACTATGTGGGCGAGGTCACCGTACCCATTGGAGAGCCAGTCGAGATATTCAATGGCGGTACAGGATTCATGCTCATTAAGCGTGAGGTGTTTGAGAAGCTAGGAGAGGTCGTGCCAAGCTACTCCAATGATGTGGTGGATCTAGGCGGTAAGATGGCGCAGTCTGAGCCAATCAAGGAATTTTTTACCACTTCCATTGAGCCAGGCACAAATCGCTTACTGTCTGAGGACTATCACTTTTGCCGTATCTGGAGAGAATCAGGCGGTCAAGTCTTTGCAGCGCCATGGTGTCAGTTAGCACACATCGGCACATATACATTTGAAGGTCAACTAACACCAGCGAGTTAACATGAAAAAACATACCGTGAATGGAAAAGAACTTGAGTTTAATGATGAGAACTTGGTAGCGGTTTACCAAAATCAATACCGTTTGTATGACCGTTTCTTGCCACACCTGGCTAGTTATCTAAATGGTACGGTCGTGGATGTGGGTGCGAATTGTGGTGCATTAGCCGTAGCCATGGGCGTGAACAATCCAGCCCTAGAGTTTGTGTGCATTGAGCCAGAGGACAAGCACCTACAGTACTTACATAAGAATGTGTTGCAAATTAGCAACAAGGTTCAAGTGGATAAGGCTAAGATCGGCACGCAGTTCAAGCTGCTCGATAAAGTGCTTGAGCAGTTTGAGGTCAAGGACATTGGCTTAATCAAGGTGGATGTGGATGGATATGACTGGGATGTGTTGGATAGCTATTCGTTTGCGCAGAAGCCACCCATTTACATTGAGGAGGACTTTAAAGAGCCATGGCAGTACGACAAATACTATGAGATGAACGAAAAGCTATCGGATCTTGGATACAACAATATCTGGATGTTTGATAACTTTGGCTGCTTGATCGGGTTTACCAAGGATTGGGAGATGGTTAACACCTTGAACTCGTATGTCAATAGAATGAAACATGGTCACTCGAATGTAACCATGTATTACTTAGATTTATTGGTTTGCCAAGATGCCGATATATTCAGACTTGGCGAAGGTGTTAAGTCTTACCTTAACGCTTAACCTTGCGCTTTGCTGTCTTAGCTGAACGGATAAAGGCTTCCTTAGTCGGGTAGCCTTTCTGTCCTGGCTTCTTAGGCGGCAAGCCCTTCTCTCTGCGTTTATTGATGTTGTAATACAAACCCTTTTTTATCGGCATTTCCATCTCCTTAACGATGCTTTTGCTCTAGTTGCTGGTCCTTTAGCCTTACGCACTACGCCAGCCATACGAGCGCAGAATGATGCTTTACGACCTTTCTCGGACTTGGTACGAGGATTCGGTGCTGGTGCTTTGAGATCGCTGCCTGTTTCTCTGTTGTACTTTGCTCGACCTTTAGCAGTCAAGCCAGCACCAGCCTTAACAGACAGCTTCTCACCACGCCCTACAGACAGGCTTGGATTCTTCTTAGCCATTAACGCTTCATCTTACGAGCAGACGGCTTCTTCATGGCATCACGCTTCATGGCTGCATCGGAATACATACGACCAGCAGCAGCTTCACGCTCACCACCTTCACGCTCCATTTGCTTGGCAGACTTGCCACGATCCTCTACGGGTTCAAGTACCTTGTTTTCCATTATCGAGTTCCTTTCCTAGATTGACGGGGTTTTGGTTTTCCAGCGGTTCTTAATGCAATGGCGATTGCTTGCTTTTGAGGGCGACCTTCTTTCACCATCTTACTAATATTAGCCGATACAGTCTTGTCACTACTACCTTTTTTAAGCGGCATACGGGCGTGTTCCTTGTTTGTCAATAATGAGGGCTTGCTGTCTAGGCTTGTCCTCTGGGTTATTTGGAATCGAGATATGTGTCCAACGGTCAAACTCTCGAATGATTTGATCGTATCCTAAGCCAGCAGCCATCACAGTCTTAACCACCTCATCGGGTGTCATGCCTGGCACACGAATATCGGCTGCACAGCCAACACGGTGCTGACTAGTGTCCTTGCTACCAACGGCATCATTGACTTGTTTTGAGCGAAATGCTGAATTAATCATTACAGGCTTACCACCAAGCACATCTTTGACTTGCTCTAAAAACTTAGCAAGGCGGTTAAGGTTCGCTAGTTCGTCTGCGTTTGGGGTGTTATCAAACTGCCGATGATCGGTGTGAGTTAACTCCTCTAGGGTAAAGTGTCTGCTAAGAGGGGTTATCATTTTTCTTAGCCTTCATATCCATAATCTTTTCCAGGGTGCGACCACCAAAATACGCACTCATTATTAGCATTCCCCATTGACCGAGTAGGTTTACATACGATTCTTTAGCATCATAGCCAAATGCAGACATCATGGCAAACAAGAAATAACCAGCAAAAATAGCTACCAATGACATTGGTCTTATGTTTTTAGACAGCCAAGAATCACTAGCCAGGTCAGCTTTCCAACGCTCAGATATATTGTTCTGTTCGTTCATGTCAGCATTTAACTCTGCCAATCGACCTTCTTGCTGCATCTTGAGAAGCTCTTGTTGAGCCTTAGCCTTAGCTTCTGGATCTGGGATGAACTTGTCTAGGACTTTCATTCCCACATCAAATAGCGCCATTAATGGAATCATTTTTTACCACCCCACACAATGAAATAAGCTATATATCCCGCAACCAAAAAACACCAGAACTGCACCCACCTCACCTTTGACAGCTCGGCATCAAAGTAATCTTTGTCTGCCTTCTCTAACTTCTCAATCTCGGTTTTAATCTGGATTAATTTATCCCATTCCTTAGTACCGTACTTCTTTACAAATTCGACCCTTAATTTGTACTCCTCATCCGATATTTGCTTTCGGTGTTTGTACTCCTCAAGGGCTTTATATATCGCCCGTTCCTTCTTTAACTCTGCTTCTCTGCGCTCACGAATCTTTGCTTGCGCTCTTTGTCTTGCTACATCGACTGCTTCCTTCTGTACTTCTTCAATGTTTTTGCCAATCTCTCGACCAGCTTCACGACCCGTTTTAATCCCCTCGCTGATGCCTTTAGCGCCAGCGGATAACCCCAGTTCGTCTGACATAAATCATTGTATTTGCTGTGCAGTAATAATTACAGAAGGTATGGCTGGTACTGGAGATGCTTCATTGACTTGTTCAAGTCGAATATTGGCATTATCCGTTGACCAATAAATTTCCATGTAATCACCAGCAGCTAGGCTTGTAATAAAGTTCCAGGCAGCTACCACATAAGGCGCATTAGAAGGCACAACTAATTTAGTAGCAGAATTAGCAATTGCGTTGCCATTCAAAGCAAACCAAATATCAACGGTCTGACCAGATCCACCCCCGCCAGTATTGTGATATTGCGCTGAAAACTGGATGTTGTATGTTCCAGCATTTGCAAAGGTGATTTCAGTTCGCTTGTTAGAAGCGTTTAACTCCATAGTTACGCCATCAGCATCAGCAGTTACTTCCGCTGCCATAGCGATTGGAGTGTTTGCGGCTACCGTTTGGTCAACAGAACTATAAAACGAACCATAATGTAGGCTTCCACCACCACTTATGTTGAAGGTGATTGAGCCAGCAGATCGTAGCATTAGTAGCCATCTCCAGGGGTAATCTGAATAACAGATGTACCACTTGCAGTAGCAGCCGTAAAATATTGATTTACATTAAAGGTAAAGACTTCAACGCTATTTGCATTCATCACAATCGTTGATCCAACAATCGTAGTGTTTGCCATTGCAGTTGCAGCAGCAGCAGTATCGCCAAAGCCCAAATAAACAGCAACATTGCCACTATTGTTAATGCGGTACTGAGTACCACCAATTGTGGTTGATAGTGCTTGGACTGGGGTTGGCGGGCTAACTGCTGCGGTGACCGTTACCGTATTCCCCATTGGGGTAAAAGCCATGATTCCCATTAGATGATGTCCTTTCCACCAGCGTTACCAGGCTTAGATGTTGGAGAGCTACGCTGATCTGGGCTACCAGAAAAGCATTGCATCGACATATAACCCATTGGA